CCTGTTCTATTGCAACTTCTAATCGATTTTCGGTGTTAAGTAGCGATAAGCTGCCGGCGAGGAGTACTCGGGCACCTTTAAGGGTGGAGCCCCGGGCGGCGCCAGAATCTCGACACCCATCACATAATTTTTATTATTATGGCGCACAAATCGGTAAGAATTTCCAACACTTAACTCAAGGTTGCACCATCGAGTTTTGCTATTCTTGCGGCGGCATACCCATCTTGTGTTGCCGTAAATGCAAAACCAGCGACCATATAACGCTGTTATCATCCACAGCAGTTGAGTATGTTGGGCGTAGGCGAGCTTTCAAAACTCTAGCTTGCCTGAAATGTAATAAGGCTGACTCAAGGAAATTAAGACAAGAGTGGGCCCAATTAGTTAGTTGCAAATGTCAAACACATTCAAGAATCAACGTGAATGCGACCTTCTTGCAGTTGAGGGAGTTCTATGCTTCATCATACAATTTATGTTTGAACTGTGGATCCCCTGATGTTGAAGAAATGCCAGCGACTGGATGTTTATGGAAGGCGTGTAGAGATTGTGGATTGCATATGGTTCGTAATGGCCATCATGTACGTGAAGCATCTAGCCACGACTTTATTAAGTATAAGCAACTCGTCACTAGACCTCAAAGAACTGAGGCTGGAGGGCGGCGATCACCACATAAGCAAACAGGGAATACCAAATGCCCTTGTGGTGCCAATGCTTTCCGGTATTGTAAGTTTCATGCGAATCATGAATGCTTCAACCATACGCATCAGGATGAGACGTTAAGACAATTCCTGATACGAGCGTCTTTAGATGTCACAACCGGAATTACCAACTATGACGCGCAAAAAGGATTCTGGCCAAATTATTATAGATCACAGCCAGTTAAACCACTCATGAACAAAGTCTTATTTAATCGTGAGTGGAATAGAGCTATGAGGAAATGCTCTAAGGAAGACATGCAAACTAAATGGGAGCTCTATAACAATAGAGTCAGGCCATCCTGTGAAGCCACGCCGTTAGAATATGGTGATGCCCAAGTTGCTGAACAGCTTGGAGAGCCTTTGCCTGAGCCTATGTCTTTGGATGAACTTAAAGAAAAATTCGAAGACTTGGTAACAGGAGATAAGAGAGAGCTTTTTGAAGAATTGCCACATTTACTTAATGATAATGTGAGTAAAATACCTAAGCAAATCGTCACTGACCGTTACGGTAAAATAGTGACAATTGCCTCTCTTAATAAGCCTACCACCAGTAAAATTGCAGCCGCTGGAGCCATGAACAATGACACCCCGTTCGGTCCAAACCCACCAGAAGGCCCACATGACGTGTTTTCACACTATGAGGCCCTCGGTGGTAACCCAGGCACTAGTAACACAAATGTGCCTTTACCAGGCTTGCAAGAGGTAATAGATGACACAGCACAACAACCACATGTCGTCAAGTTAACACAGGATAACATCAAAGCCCAACAAAAGCCCCACCTCAAGGCTAACAACGTCGATGAAAAACTTTATGCTATGTTGAAATTGAGGAAACCTGATGTTGCCGTGTTGAAAGGCATGGTGGCATCGCCAGATCTTATCGCATTGGCCAACCAGATTTGCGATGATGAAAAATGGCATCCCGACCCAGTCAGAAGATTGAATATCATACAATCTACTGTGTCGGCCGTGCTTGTGCCGACGCAACAAGAACTTGCAAGGTACAGGCAAGTGGCAAGTAACAAAGGTTATAAACTTGCCAGTGAAACCGCCAGATTGAGAAAAGGTGACGTCTCATCCGGTGGTATCATTAATGGTTTACCGTTAATGACAAGAGCAAAACGCATGCTTGGTATCAGGACAATAGTCTCTGATCCCATGCGTTTAAACGACCAACATTAAGACGGAAGTATGAGATGTCTTGTGTGGGTAAGGTAGAACACCGCGGTATGATAAACGCAGGTGCTTATTTCGGTCACACCATAAGACGTTTGCCAACCTTTACCCAATACACAACACATCCCACGAGATGCACCTATCAGGTCTCTCACAAATACTTGCCGCAGTACAGCAAAGCCTATGTCTATTTAGACGATTGTGAACACAATGAATTGGGGGCATTGCTTGATCGTCATCTCAAAGATCATTTACCAATTCAAAAACAGGCGAGAGATAAACTGAAGTCAGTCTCTACGGACCTAGCCAAGCTTATAGGTCCCGTGTCGCCCATAAGTAAGGAAGCGTTTATAAGTGGTTATAAAGGGCCCAAAAGACGCGTGTATGAGAGAGCTTTGGACAACTTGAAAATAGCTCCTATACCAGATGCACGCGTTAAGACGTTCATAAAGAAAGAACGCCACTTGGCTGAGAAATACAAGGCAGCCAGGTTAATACAGGCAAGGTCACCAGAGTTTAATATCTGCCTGGGGCAATACCTTAAACCAATTGAGCATAGAGTTTATAATCTCAAAGGAGATGGTCGACGCTTCCCAAAAGGACCATTATGTGCTAAAGGGATGAATGTAATCACGAAAGCTAAAACCATTTGTGATATATTACAGGAATTTAATGACCCTATGATATTAGGCATAGATCATTCAGCCTTTGATTCTAGGGTGCAGAAGAAACATTTACAGAACGAGCACAAGGTCTACTTAAGGGTACACGGGGCCAAAACTAGGCGCAACGTCCAGGGTGTGGCTGAGTTGAATGCACTCCTACGTAAACAACTTAGGAATAAGTGCAAGACACGCAGAGGTATCATTTACGTCACCGAAGCATCTAGAATGAGCGGTGACCTAAATACCGCACTCGGTAACTGTGTTATCAACATTGAAATAATCCAAGCTGTCTGTGAGGACAAAATAATAGGCAAGTTTTATTACATAGTTGATGGTGACGACTCAGTTGTTATCTGTGAGTCAATAAACGCAGGCCGGGTCACTCCTAATGACTTCCTTCCCTATGGTATGGAAACTAAAATTGACGAAAAACTGCATGCGAGATATACTGATGTAGAGTTTTGTCAGGCCAAGATAATTAAGACCATCAATGGCCCATTGTTTGTGGGGAACCCTATCAAGAAAATATCCGTTTTGGGTGATCACTACAAACTTACATTACCAGAGGAAGATTATCTTCATTGTCTTGGGATTATGGAGTATAAAATCAATGCCGGAGTGCCAGTATTACAGGAGTACGCACTCAAACTAATGACTGATAATAAAATCACGAAACAATCCTCATTGCGTAAACTTGAGGATGGTATTGATCAACAAGACAATGTTTGGTATCGTTATAATGCTTTGAAGGGAATCACTGTTCGGCATGAGATCACCGAACAGGCCAGGCTTGACTTTGAAAGCGCGTTTTCCATATCTCCGATTGAACAATTGGAGATGGAGAGGCTCATAAGATCCGGATCACGAGGGCCCTTGGATAAAACGTGTGCTTTACGTAAGGAGATATTTCCTACCAAAGCTGGATTCTATAAATTCGACCGAATCGAACGATGCCAGGACGCCCGAACTCTCATGTAATTCAGTCAGGACCGAACAAGGGGCTAACTGTCGGACAAGTGAAGGCCCGCAAGCGAGCATCAAAATCAGGTGCGGCAACTGTGGACGCACCACAAGGTTCGAAACAACAACGCAAGCAGTTCACTCGCCTGGACAGGCTCGAGAGGAAGCTAGCGAAGTTAGGAGTAACGGAAACCCAGAGGCTGGGTGGGAAGTACTTACTGCCCAAGAAATTGCTGGGCAAGGACGCCCTAGCCTTCTACGAGCAGTTTCCGGGATTGACCGAAGCGGGGAGACACTTTCTAGTGGCTCTAACCCACCCCAACAACGAGACAGGTTGCGCATTCGTTGGAATACCAGACGCGCTGCCCGATGAGCTCAATCCTTTCGTGTTTCAAAATGATGTGCTGTCCTTGTCCTACACGGACTTCTCATTCACGGAGACCTTTACGGCACCACCAGAATTTACACTATTACTCCTTTTCCCACCCATCCCAGAGATTGAATGCGTCGCTTTGGCGTACGCATCCGTTGGTGCAACAACACACAGAAGTCGCGCACGAGTGTTTCGAAAACCAGGAGTTGACGTCGCTACCACCGTCGATGTGGGTACAAACAAGGTGAATCAATTCCCTACACTCGGCTCCCTGGGATATGATACGGCGCGCTGTGCTGGTAGTGGCCGCACACTCATACCTATTTGCTCCGACTTAAACAACGCGGGCAATATGGTTTGGGGACAGCTGCCAGGAATTATACATACTGAGATGGTCACACCAGTGCCTTATGTAGACACTGACAATGTCGCCACTCAATTCCAAGACTACCTTCAGCAGGATGTCCACATTTACACCATGGAAGTCCCTGATTTAACCCAGCTCAAGCAAATTGATAAGAAAAGCGCCGATGGGCAGTTCAAGGATGGTGCCTACATCGTACACGTGCCGTCCGAGAACTTGATGAACCTACCTCGCAGGATTACGCATATGAACGAAATTTTCAGCGTTCCTGTTCATAAATCCGGCTCAGCAACACCAGCCGGTAACGTGCCTATCACTGAGTCGTTGTTCACTCTTAGCGACAGCACAACAGAGCAGTTGATTCACATCGACTCTCGTGACAATTTTGGGCAAACCAACACTGCTTTCACCAACATGAATCAGGCCCAAAACTTGCCTAGTGTCATAAATTCCGTTCCAAATGTGTCTCAACCATGCGACATGCTGACGGGATTTGCTGTCATCAAAGGTCTCAACACTGGGATCGCTGGTGTCGCCACACCCGCAGGAGTGAACATCAGAACTAAAGATTACTACGAGCTATACCCACATAGCTATAGTAGTTCCGTCGCCACATACAGGCAACAGCACGCCTTGTATGATTATGGTGCCCTATTACTAGCGTCTGCCATTGCGCAACGCATGCCCCACGCACTACCGGGTTCAGATAATGCTTTCTCCGGTGTGCTTGGCAAAATTTGGGATGTCATTAAGGGAATAGGTGGGCCCCTTACTACAATCCTAGGCTTCATACCACAAACACGTGGTATAGGAGCGGCCATGAACATGGGCCTCCAAACTGTCGACACTATATCTAAGTCGATAGATATGTAAGGGAACCAAACCTTTTAAATAGTGGGGTCGCAACCTTAGAGCGCGGTATGGTGGCATAAGAATAATACAACTCGACTACCGTCGTGTTGGGGGGATCCGCCAGCCATAAGATCATTCCGATTTACTCGGAC